AAGAGGAACTTTTTCTTCAAATAATTGTACTATTGGTAGAAATGGTCAACCTATTAACTCATCAACTTCTGATTTAACTTTAAGCACAGCTGGTCAATCAGTTACATTGGTGTATGTAGATGCGACAAGGGGTTGGGCATTTAAAACTAATACAGCATAGGGGCTACATTAATGGCTCTCATTGATTTTAAATTTAGGTCAGGAATCGATAAACAAGATACTTCTGTTGGCGCAGAAAACAGATGGGTAGATTCTGACAATGTTCGTTTTAGATATAATCTTCCTGAAAAAGTTGGAGGATGGTCTTCACTACTTCCCGATACAATTGTAGGCGTTGCTAGAAAACAACACGCATTTGTTGACCTTGATGGTAATAGATATGTAGCAATAGGCACAGATAAATTTTTACTTATTTACTTTGAAGGTGCTTTGTATGACATCACACCTTTTAGAAGTAATAACGCAGGAGCTCAAACAACTTTTACAGGTTCAACTATAATCACAAGTACAACTAGAGGAACGGCTGTTACTATTACAACATCAACAAACCATGGATTAGAAGTAGGAGATATTATTGAATTAGATTCAGTGACAATGCCAACAGGTTCTAGTATAGCTGCTTCAACTTTTGAAGATAAACTTTGCCAAGTTATAACAGTTCCAACGTCTACAACTTTTACAATTACATCGCCATCAGCAGAAGCTAATGGTGGTGGTTCAGATTTAACTTCAGGAAGTTCTTGTATAGTTGAACCTTATCAAACCGTTGGTCCTGCCGCACAGTCATATGGATATGGTTTTGGTATTGGTAACTATGGTGGAAATGTTACAGGATCACAAAGCACAGAATTAGATGGAGCATTACTAGCAGACACCGCAGGTACAGGTGGATCGGGTACAGCAGTGACTGTAGATGCCACAGCAGGATTTGCATCAGCAGGAACGATAGCCGTTGGCACAGTTCCAAATGCTGAATTAATTACTTATGCTTCAACTAACTCTACAAATTTTTTAACTATCGGTAGAGGTGCATCAGGAACAGCAACACCTGGTACATCAAATGGTCAAGCTCATTCTACTAATGCAACAGTTCAAGACGCAACATTATGGGCTGGTTTTGGAAGTGCAGTATCTGCATCAACCATTACCCTAGAACCAGGGCTATGGTCACTTAGTAACTTTGGTCAAGTATTAGTTGCAACTATAGCAAACGGTGAAACATTCACTTGGGACTCTTCTATTGCAGCTAACTTTACAACAAGAGCCTCTAAAACAACCACTAATTTTTCTACAGCTATCAGTGGGTCTTTAGGTAATCCTACTGCAACACGAACAACTTTAATATCACCAACAACAAGACACTTAATTCACTTTGGAACAGAAACAACAATTGGTGATCCAACAACTCAAGACGATATGTTTATTAGATTCTCAGATCAAGAGTCTATCAATGATTATACACCCACAGCGATTAACTCTGCGGGTACACAAAGACTACAGGATGGTACTAAAATTGTAGGTGCATTAGTTGCAAAAGAAAATATTTTAGTTTGGACTGACAACGCACTCTATACTATGAAGTTTGTTGGAGCTCCTTTTACATTTGGCTTTGATCAAGTAGGTACTAACTGTGGATTAATAGGACAGAATGCTGCCGTTGAAATTGATGGTGTTGCTTATTGGATAAGTAACAATGGTTTCTTTGCTTTTGATGGTACAGTTAAAACTTTGTTATCTTCTGTAGAAGATTATGTATACGATGATTTTGATACAACAAAAGGTCAACAAGTTTGTGCAGGTATTAATAATTTGTTTTCAGAAGTAGTTTGGTGGTATCCAACGTCAGGTTCTACTTATAATAACAGATATGTTGTTTATAATTATGGTGAGTCCAATCCACAAAATGGATTAATATGGTATACAGGAAATGAGCCTAGAACAACTTGGGTTGATTCTATTGTATATCCAAAACCTTTTGCAACTAAATTTGATAGTTCAAGCACAGGAACTTTCCCTTCAATTATAGGTGAAACAGGGTTAGGTCAAACAACCTATTTTGAACATGAAGTAGGAACTGATCAAATTAATCCTGATGGAACAACTACAGCTATTGCATCAAATATTAAATCTTATGATTTTGATTTAGATGTTAAAGGTAGTGGAGAGTTCTTTCTAGCTATGAGAAGAATATTACCTAACTTTAAAGTTTTAACAGGAAACGCTGTGGTTACTGTAGGTATTAAAAATTTTCCTGCTCAATCAGATACCACTAGCACTTATAGTCCTTTTACGATAACATCGTCTACAGAGAAGATTGATACAAGAGCACGTGGTCGATTTGCAAATATTAAGATTGCTAACACAGGAACTTCAGAAAGCTGGAGATTTGGAACAGTTAGAATTGATCTACAACCTGATGGGAGAAGATAATGGTAAAACCTAACGTTGATTTTATGCAAAATTATAGACCGACTCCAAATCGGGTCTTTGATTTATATAACTATTATCAAGGTGTAGGTCCTACAACAGGAACGCCAACGACAGCGACTGCTAGTGTTCCAGGATACAGTCCTTTTGTTCCAAGAGGTGGAGGCGGTGGAGGTGGTATTACTAGTGTCAATCCAAGTGGTTTTAAACAAACAGATAATTTATTTGGGATTACACCTTTTGATTATGAATATAATGCGGCTTTTCCTAATGCAGGTAGAACTAAAAGTATGTTAGGTAAAGTTAGAGATTTTGGAGTTAAGGCATTAAGTTCTAATCTGTTATCACAAGGTTTGGGTAAATTAGGATTTAGT